CGTTATCAGCTATGGTGTAATCACCATCAATAGTAGCTGTATTCAGGAAGAATCCTTCCTTTCCAGGCGGGTTATTTAGATACAGCGTTCCGTTTGTTTCGCCAACCATAATGCCTCCTATGCTGAGATTGCGTCTACAACGCTAACCCAAGCTGCTATGGAAGTCGCCGCAGAAGCCTGAATCCTTAGAAGATCAGTATTCTGGATAACTATCTTAGCTCCGCCTTGTATTAACTCAACCGATGCCTTCGGAGGAATCTGTAGGTCATCAGCAAGGTAAACAACAGATGCCGTTGATCCTGCCGCCGCTACATCAATCCATACGTCTACAGTAACCGCACTCGTTGTAATGTTTGTTAGCCTAATGCCAATCAACGCATCATTTGAGTTAGCTGTCCGTAGCGTATACGCCGAATCAGTAACTTGTGATTTGTAGTCTTTTGTAAAGTCTTGTGCCATAATATTTACCTTTAGAGAGCAATCGCCATTGCTACCGAAAACCCAGCAGATGCGGTACTTGCCCATGCTACCCCATTGGTAGCTGTTGAGTCCGCCGTTAATACTAAATTGTTATCCCCAACGGGCAGTCTGGTTTCTGAGTCTACGGTATTGTAGACAAGCAGATCACCTTTCGTTGTCAATCTATCAGGAGACAGCACATCCACCTTTTGCCACTCTGAGGATGCAGTTGAATACTTCAAGTATTGATCGTTAGCTGCTGAAGTGGCACTAACTGATTCGCCCTGTATCCCAGTAACTGTTACTGCACCAGCATTAGTCATTGTGGAATCGCCAGACAATGCAGCTACTGTGAATCCCGTGCCATCACCAATCATAATCTCAGTGGTCGCCAGAGCAAGATCAGACGGTACTCCAGATGAGTTAGCATCCCTAACCTTTACTGTGTTAGCTGCCATATGTGCTAGTTCGGCATTCGCTACACCCTGATCCTTGATTGTTACTGCGCCAGAAGATACTAAAAAGTTATCCGTGTGAAAGGATGCCATCCCTTTAACCGAATCTGTTGAATTATCAAAAGTATTGCCAGAACTTGTCATGGTCTTATTGGTCAAGGTATCTGTCGTAGCCCTGCCAACCAATGTATCCGTAGCGTTAGGTAATGTAATCGTTCTATCAGCGGTGGGATCAGTTACTGTGACAGTAGTTTCATAGGCGTCAGCAGTTGCTCCCTCAAATACCATGTCCACACCAGTATCTAGGGTAAGTGATGAGGTTGCCTTTACAGCAGTTCCCTCAAGCGCAACAAATGTTCCCGCTGCGGGTGTAGCCGCACCTATAATAGAACTTTCAATAGTAGTACCATCAATCGTGCCTGCATTGATGTCTACTGAATTACTTGTTATGATTGATACTGCTAATGTAACCCACGCATCGTTAGCTTCATTCCTTATCTTTAATAGATTGGCTGCTGTATCAAACCACATAAGACCAGCAGTAAGGGACGTTGCTGGTTCTGTCGAGGTGGGGTGTATAGCGTGTACCGCTCCGTCAACAGACGGGAACGATTGCTTTACAACTTTCTTGATTAATTGAAGATGGTCATCACCCTGACTAATCGGATCTGAAGCCGTAGGGTTTGTGATTACCAGATCATCAATATAATTACCAGTTTCTAGTGCCATTAGTGATACCCACCTGTGTTCATAACCCTCATTGCACTACCCGAATGACGGTCTTTGTTATCTTGTTCCTGCAAATCAGCAATAGCCTGTTGAAAAGCTGTGGCCCATAATTGAACCCTAGCATCATTCATCAGAAATGGCTCTGCCTCCATCAACGCTCCGTACAGATATACATCTGGATTGTTCGTCAACATCTGTTCTGTAGTATTAGTAATCGAGAGAGAATCAATCTTCTTGTAAAACATTATAGAATAGTCATAAGCAATATCTGGCGAAGGACCAAGTTTCACCTTCTTTATAGGTGTTCCACTAGCATTGTCCGAAAAGATTGTATAAGCTACTGGCCTTCCGCTTTGACTACCAGCCCACATCCTATTCATATTCTCAGGGGTGATGTAGGATAACGTAATTATAGGATCAGTCCTCAAATGAAAATCTACCATCTGAAGGTAGCCAGAAGGCAGCGCATAGTCCCTGGTTCCGCCCACTAATGCGGCGGCCCCTCCTAATGTAGTCTGATCTACATTCAGCATTATCGACAAACGGAGAATCCGATTCATACGGGCCTCCGTTAAAGCGATAAACTCTGTTATCCTAGCTGTTAGATCATCCCTGTCTAACCAATTAGCTACCGCAGTCTGTAGTTCTGCGTAAGTCCCTATAGCCATTAGACGTTACGCGCTGAGAAGAATACGTTTTGGTTTAAGACTGGATAATTTCTTTGTGTGCGTCCTGCGACGCCAAATGCGTATAACCACATAATTAAATCCTCGTTGGTGTAGTTCTAAGAAATTTGTTACCAGGATCGTTGAGATACCTCTTCATAAGATTATGATCTCTCTGTATCTCCCCGTTGGTTTCTTTCATCCATTGAGTCCATACAGTCAGGGGAATAGAGGCAACCCTTACACCTTCACCAGTCTTCCCTGGAGTAAGCAAGTCGCCATAATTATTATATGCTTTCTTGTTTTCCTCCAGTATAGGCTCACAATCCTGATATGTATTTATAGTAAACTCTGTCTCATCCGCGTTTGAATGAAACGTATCTACTGGCGTTGAAGCCAATACAGGGTCTTTTTTCATCTCAAATGGTATCCCTGATCGTCGCCCTTCACAATTTTATCCATACGGATCTTAGCGTCAGAGAGTTTTTCCTCACGCGTAGAAGCTGAATTTACTTTCTTTTCAGTCTTTGTAGGGGATTTTCCCCCTTTTACTTTACCAGCCATAGACATCTTTCCCCACCTTAGAAACTTGTGTGCTTATGACGTTATCTATGCTACCATTATGATCGGTAGTTCCTAAAGCACCATCTACTCCTGGCCCATACTTTTTAAGTTTGGGTTCTCCCTCACTATAAGGAGGAGGATTCATATCTGGACCAGCAGCAGTTGCAGTACCCTTATTAGGCGGTTGTCCAATTTTTGCCATCTTATTTCTCCTGTAAGGCAAAGCCCCCCGAAGGGGGCTAAACCAAGACTAACTTACTTTACACCTCTCAACTGACCATTGCCAAACCCATTCTTAGAGCGTAGGCCGTACTCAGCAATTAAGAGTTGCTTCACGCTATCGCCAGATTTCGCAAGAGTTTCCGTTCGGAAAGGACGCAAGTAATCAATAGACCACAGATCGTAGTCAAAGAAATATGCGAAAGTAGCAACCGAGAAACGGTTAGGAACAATCTTAAACGTACCAAAGTCAGTAACCAGAACATCCACTGCGTTTATAGCAGTAACGGCTTTACTACCTGAGTTGTTTCCTATGGGATCAGCAACCACACTACCACCGACATCAGCTGAACTGATTGTCTGTTTAGTTGCGCCATCACACATGATAACATCAGGTGTTCCGCCTTTATTCCAGATACGAGATACAGTTTCGTTTATCCCAGCAAGCGTAATCGCAGTAGTTGACCCTGCGACAGCCGATGGAGCGGTTGTACCATCTGGGCCGACAGAGCCAGCACCAAGATTCTGCAAACCAACAACTGTAGCTTGGGTTCCATCCAGAACGGGCGTTTGCAGTACAATAGGCCCACCCATCCACGCACCAACAGAAGCAGTTGCCCTGGCAGAACCAGACGAGGCAATAGTTTTTAGAGTGTCATCTAAAAGCATTGTCTCCATATTGCGCTTTAATTCTTTAGCGCGTTTAGCAAGCTGATAAGCCTGAGTTGACTTTCTACCAGCAAAATCCACTGCTTCAGCAGTTCCAGAACTCTGGACTTGCGTTGCGGAGATTTGTGTGAAGTTAGTCAAACGTCTCGGCTCTGTTGCAGCAGTAGAAGCATAGTCATCGCCTTCTTTCTGTCTGTTAGTTGCCGTATCGCTCAAAGTATCAGTTTGCCACTCAAAGGTCGTGTTGTCGCACGAACCCCGTCCAACACCGTTCATAAACGGAGTGTCCATTGGACTGATATTATATATAATGTTACTTAGGTCTTCCCTGATGCCAATGGCACCATAGGTTTCCCTAGTATTTGCAGGAACTGTCATAGCATTCCCTCCTTAGTTAAATGTCTATAAAATCCTCTAAAAGTGTAGACGCATCATCGATGCGACCTGACCCTTGAAGACGCTTCATTTGGGCAGTACGTTTGATTTTGCTTTTATCGGCCTTTCTCTTGGGCGAACCAGAACGAGCCATAGTTGGTTTATTCTTTACTTTTTTAGATTTTATGTCTGCGCTCTTTAGTGCATCATATTTTTGCGCTTTCATAAGAACAAGGATAGACCTATGGTCTACAAGACTATTTAACTCTTCAGCAGTAAAGCCGTTAGTAGTGGCATACGAACGTAAGGAAACTGTTGTTTTGTTCCTGTATTCATCGTCCGTCCACTCAGGCAATACTTCTGTGAGTTTAGAATATTCTTCACGCAGCGATCTCTGATGCTCTAGCTGGGCTTCAGATGTTTGCCGTTGCGCCGCTTGAGCATGTTGCTGTTGCAACCCTTGTATCTTTTCTTGAGACTCTCTATATTCCTCACGCTTTGTAACGTATTCTATAGGGTCGTTCTCTTTTAAAGAATTCCAATCTACATTTGCAAACTGATCCATATTCGAATTTTGAATAATATTGGTCAGTGCTTCCATGTACTGCTGACGCTCTGCCTGGATTTGCGAGACTTCGGAATTATACTGATCTCTCAGTGATTCCATATCGCGCTTTTCCGTGGCTATCTCTTGCGTCTTTTTTGTATAATCCGACTGGCGACTATAGCCTTTTAAGAGTTCGTCAAAGGTTACTTCGTGTTCCGCTCCGTCTACACGGACAGAATAAAGCTCCTCTTCTTCCTCTTCGTCAGACTCCTCAGACTCGTCTTCATCTTCGGACTCATCGTCCTCAAACTCTTCTTCCTCTTCGGAAACTTCTTCCAATGATTCGTCTTGAGTTTCCTCTGTAGACTCTTCCTCTTCTGAAGGTTGCTCTTCCTTGCTCTCAGGTGTTTCCTCGTCGGAATCTAATAAGCCAAGAATTGCGCTATGGGCTGCCTCAATGCTTTCTGAGGGAGCTATTCGGCCTTGCGGCACGGACGGGGCATTTTGCGTATCCGCCATTTTTACTTCTCCTTATATATGTGGGTGTTGCTGTTCCAGAATCTTAGCCATGTGTCCAGTTTCAACTATGGACGTTATATGTGCCTTGACCCTTTCGAGCAGTCTCGTCGCTAACCAGCATGACTCCCGCTGGGCTACATCATTTGAGTTAGTTCTTGACCAACTCAGTAACAACTCTTTTTCTAATATTTCAAATGCTTCTACAAACAGTGGGTCATCGAGTAGTATCTTTGCCCTCTGTTCTCGTTGGTCATCTACCATAACTTTTCTTTACTTTCTTCTTTTTCTTTACTTCCTTTTTGGGTGGGCGCCCTTTTTTGCTCCCGTATGTACCGATTCCGTATGGCATTATGTATCCCCTATAGCCACTGCGCGTTTTTGTTCGCGCTCAAGTTGAAGTTCTTGCATTTTCAATTCTGCGTCAACTGCGTCAGCCGCAGCAACCTGTTGGATCTTCATCTGCTTGACCTGTATGTCAGCAGCCTTTATCTCCAACTCCTTCTGCTTTAACTGCATTTCCATGGCAGCCATTTGCTCTTCTTGTGATGGTCCTTGATCTTGTGGTGTTTGTGATGGGTCCGTCAAGAAATCAGATACATTCTGAAAACCCATATTCCTAACCATTGCCGCTCCAATATTATACATGTTTTGCATGTTAACTATTGGCAACCCGCCACGCATAGCGTCACCAGCGAATTGCAGCATTATAGTCAAGTGGGAAAGCTGTTGATCTTTGTTTCCATTGCCCAAAGCAACTGAAACAGTGCAATCAAATTTATCATTCCATGCGTCTGGCCTAACTGGAACCCACTCATTGCGAAGCATAACAACTCTTTCCTTGTCTTGATTTTTTAGAAGTAGTTGGTATATTCTTACCATCAATCCTTTCACACCAGTTTCAGCAAAGTTTCTAGCTATCAACTCTACCCTACTTTGTGAAGCATTCATAACTGCATTAACGGCAGTCGCGGTAGTATGCGAAGTGAGCGCATTCTCATCTAAACCCTGAGACATTCTTGATACGCCAGCTCTGGACTCCCTCACGCTGTCCAGGTATTCTAGCATTTGGAATGAGTACGGCTCTAGTGGTGGGGTCGCTAGGGGCATAACAGCATTGGGAGACTTTACGCGAACCACACCACCAGGCCGTTGTGTTAATAGATCATCTAAGTTCGCTTGCCCCTCAAGAACAGCGTAGCGACCAAAGTTCTGGTTATACATATTGTCCATGAGATTTCTGAGCAATGTACTCTTCATTAGCTGAAGATCCATTACTAGATCAGCAACAGACAGCCCAAAAAACTTATGTGGAATCTTTATTGGGCATATTGAAATGAATGGTATCTCGTCCACCTCTTCATTGGCGAGTACAAAATCACCCACTGTGCAGACTTTTCTCAACTCTGCAAGCCCATCACCATCATAATCTGTGCGAATAAAACTCTCATGTAACCAATAAGTTCGCTGGGATTCATCATTATTACCAGAGCCTGCACCCCAACCACTATACTTTGAAGAATTGTCAAATTCATATCGAGCTAACCGCTCCATGGAATACGCCTCTTCATCGTAACCACCAGAGCCAAGCTCTTCTGGGTCTATATCTTTATCTGGGTACATCTCCCTTAATTGTGATAAAGTTTTTTCTACCCTATGGCATACAAAGTTAGCATCCTCTATAGTCTTCGACTCTCTAGCTATAAGGAATTCATCAGGCGGAACATTCTCTATTCTTATTTTTCCGTCATAAGAAGCTCTAGTTATAACTACATCGTGGAGGGTTTGCTCTCCTTCAGGGTATTCAAGATGCTCTACGACCTCTACCCCATCAGGAGCAACCAAAGCCTCGAAAGCTACTTCATCCAGCCCCCTGTATTCCTCTCGTTGAGCCTCAGAATACTCATCCCACCAAACCTTGACTATCCCGTTCTTGGATAGCAAAGCATCGGTAAACCAAGAGTAAAGAATCTCCCAACCATTGTTGTCTTTTGCAAAGACGTAGTTTACATAGTCTGTAGCTTGTTTAGCCATGTCAACATCTTCTGGGCCGTGAGGACTAAACTTAACCATCTCATCGCCCGATGCAAAAATACGCATCAAGGATGGTTTTATCCACTCAATAGTATCTTGGACTGTAGAATCTACAAACTGAGAGCGACCCTCTACTTCATTACCGAAGGGTAAGGCATAGTAATACTCCATAGCCTTCTCTCTCTGCTCCGAGATCGTATCACTATAACCCAGAGCGTCAGTCAATTCGCCTTTAATTCTGGTTAATAGTTCTTCTTCTGTAATTTCTTCAGCCATTAAATAATACCATAATTCCTATAGGTTACATCGTGTGTCCATGCTGGGTCTTCACCCGCTAATGCAAATCTCTGTGATTGGAATGCGTACCTTGTCGCGCTCATTATGTCATCACGGAGGGGTACGACTTTTCCGTCTTTTCTATGATACATTCTAAACTCTTCAAACCAGTCTGACAGCGTATCAAAAACCTTGAACCTGCCTGACTCCATTGACTGGTACAGAGCCATGATACCTTCTTCTATAGAGTTGGAGCCTTTTGTTAAGCCCAACGCTGGGGGGTTTGTAAAATGCTGCAATAGGAAGTTACACCCTAAATCTCTGTACTGTGAAGCTAACCCAGGATTGCCCATACTATCCCTGCGATTGCCGTCATGCGGGTAGGCTATGGGTATAAAATGGGGTCGCTTTCTTATTCGTTCAGAGTGGGTAGCAGGACTTGCCTTACTCTCCCGATAGCAATCATAGATGTAAAATATATCCTCATCTGGGTCAATAGCGCACCAGACTACTGCTGTGGGGTGATCCCAACCAAAATCTATTGCGGCTATTCTGGGCCAAAAACTTTCAATGTGTATCGGAGAACAACTAATACGGTCATCAGGAATGGGGAATATAAGCCCTGAACCAATAGAAGGTCTACCGTATCTACGCATCTCTCTTTCGTGCGGAGAGTACGCAGACAGAATTTGTAACATTACAGACTCAGCTAGATGACCAGACGCACCCTTCATCGAGGTTATTTTCTCTGAGGCGTCATCCCAGGTAGCATTCGACAGGGATTGCCCTGGCTGTATGTTGTTCATAAAGGCAGCGACAGTCTCTGTCATTCCCGCCTCTGGGGTGAATGTCATGTAGACCATTCCACGCCTGTCAAGCGTTCTTGTTACCGCCTGTGAGTAGATTTCTCTAC